AAGGATTGACAGCCCTACTCCAAGCACTGCAACCCCGCCATTGGCGACGGTCTCAAGATTGTTACCAAGCACGGAGATTGCGCCTGCAAGCGTGCTGGTAAAGCCGGTTGTGCGGTTCACTTCATCAATATAGAGGGAGGCTGAGTTCTTCAGGTCGGTCATGGCCTTGCCAACCGTCAATGGCATCCCGGCTGCCAGCTTCTCAATCTCTGGGGCGGCCTGCTTGATGGCCTCAATCATCCATTCGGTGGTAAGCTTTCCAGCCTCCGCCATCGTGCGCAAGGTGGCCATGGAGCCGCCGGCAGCATCCACAAAAACCTTGGTGAGCTGGGGCATGTTTTCAAGCACGGATCTCAGCTCATCGCCGCCCAGCCGGGAAGAGCCCATGGCCTGGGCAAATTGTTGGAGCCCGGCGGATGCCTCAGAGGCGGAGGATCCGGACAGGGCAACGGACAGGGCGACGGTTTTGGTGACAGAGGCAAGCTCCGTCTGGGAGACATTGAGGTTGGCGGTTGCCTGGGCCATCCTGGAATACAGCGTGTTGACATCACCAAGACTCTGATGGGATGCGGCCGCAACGTCTTTTACGGTCCGTTGGGCGGCGGCATAATCATTGGTGTTTTTGGAGACAAGGAGAAGCCGTTGATCCATGTTGCGCATGGCATCGGCGGTGGTGATAAAAGAAGATGCGTAGTTGCTGATCTGATTAGCGGCAAAGGCACCAGCCGCAAGGTTGCGGATGGTGCCGAGAGATTGGGCAAGGGACTGGACGCCATTCTGGGCAATAGCCAATCCCTTGCCGGCTTGCACTCCAGATGTTCCAAGATCCCTAACGGATGCACTGGCGGCGCCTATCTTCCTTGTTGATCCGTCATCTTTGACGCTGAGAACAATCTCAATTTTATTGTTTGATGCCATCAATGCCCCTTAAAATTGTTCTATCGCTGAAACAAAATCTGTTCAATCTTCCTAAAGGCGGAAAAACTGTCTGCCTGTTCATCAAGATCCATTACCAGGCTCAACCCTATCCGCGCTTCCACCACCGGCAAGGCGGTATAATCAAATCCAACTGCGCCGTTCATGCTGGTTCGGATCTGGGTTGCCATCCCCATGGCCAGCAGCAGAGGCCGCCAATTCTCCGGCCAAACCTCAAAAACATCTTCTTTTTGTGCTGCCAGCTGTTCACGCCTGCGTTGCTCTATCTCTTCCTCAGGCATCCCCATAGCCCGGGCCGCGTCCAAGGATTCTTCATCGATCATTGCCGTCTTCGCCCCGCTTCCTCCTGCAAGCAAGCGGGCGACGGCTAGGAGTTTTTTTCTCGGCCCCTGAGTAATGCGTCGAGATATCCCTTAAAGATTGCCTGGGCGGCGGATGGGTAGTTATTCAGCAAAGTGGCAATGCTTCCCGGCCCGAACTCTGCGCTTGCTCCGCTCCAGTTTTTCACAATCTCGGGCAATGCGTCATCAAGCGGCTGATCGCTCTTGATGAATAGGTCAAGCTCAGATTTTGTCTTGTGGACAAACTCCATATCAATGTTTGGCCCCGTTACCTCGCCTGGAACAGGAATAGAAATAGGTGTCCAGAATGTGGGTTTTGGTTGCAGTTGAAACATGATCGTGCTCCTTAAATTTTTGACAGTTTTTGAATGGTGACAGAGTGACAGAAAACCAGCGGCCAGGGATCATGGGTGCACCAGGCAAGGTCTGTCGTCCTCGCTCAAACCCCCGGCCGCTGATAACTACAGCATAATAATCCGGATCTCGTCATTGCCAGCGGATGGAACCAGGCGCAGATCCATGCCCATCATGGCACGACCATCCACATCCTCGGTCTTGGGGTTGGTGCGCTGGCAGGTTGGTAAAAACACGCAGGTCTTGAGCCCGGCAACCGACCCCAATACCATCCCGATACTGGTCAGGGTGTTGGCATCGATGGCGGTCTTCATCGTCACCTCGGCAGCGGCATCCAGATCCAGGGTAAGCTTGCCGGTGGCATTCCGATTGACGATATCAGCCGACTGTCCGCCCAGGGTTGGGATGTATTTCACATCAGCGCCCAGCGAAAACTCCAAGCCCCGTGAGGTGTGGGCTATCCCGCCTGAGAGCACGCCGATGGCGTAGGTGCAGCCCAGCAGAAACTGGGAGACGTTGGACTGGGTGACGGCCAGCGGGGTTTTGAAGCCGGTATAAACAACGCCGGAAGGAGTGCCAGCTGCAATCCCGCCATCCACTCCGACAAATTTAAACTTCATGGTCGGCCGCTCGCCGATCCCCAAGCCAAAATCAACGGATCCCCGGCAACCGAGTGCCTTGTAAACCACGCCATCAAGATAATAATAGATGGAGACCCCCTCGAATCCGGTGGACACCGGGGTGTACTCAACACGGCTAGGGGTGAGCAGCGCGGCCTCGGCAAACCCGCAAGCCCGAAGCAGCGGCCCCCAGGAGGGAGCGGTTCCGGCGGTGCCGCCATTCTGCAGCTCCACGGTCATGTCCAGCTCGATATGCTTGTTGCCGATCAACTCTTCCGATGCGCCCATAAACGGCCTGATCAGATCCCGCGCGACATTATCGGCAATGGGGTTGATGGAGACGTCAGAGACCAGGATGGCATTTGCCGCCCCGGTGGGCACGGCGTCGGTGCCATAGGTGTTTTCGATCTTGGCTAAAACGGTGGTGTTGCGGATATAGCGAGCCATTATTCTTTCTCCTTATCGGCATCCACAGGGGGCGCCTCGGTGGGTTCTTCGGTTTCGGACACCAGGACAAGTTCTCCGGTGGCCGGGTCCTGCTTCCATGATCCGCCATGCGGCGGCAGTGGGGTTTCTTTGATTTCTTTTTTCATGATTTCATTCATTAGCATTGGTTGAGGGCAGTGTAGTATTCCGCCTGCAGGGTCAAGTGCACGCTTCCTACCAGTTGGCCATGCTGCTCCATAATTACCTCTGATGCCAGCACCAGTATCCGGTCAGCGAATCCGCCGCACGATTCCCACCCTCCAAGGCATTGAATAACATCTTCTTCCAGATCTCTCGCTACGGTGGCATCCATCCCGGACAACACCCCGACCACTTCAAAAAAGAGAAGGTTTCTGGTCTGGCCTATAATCTTGTCTGAATCCCTTAGCAGCTTGGAGTCCTGTACCAGAAGGCATGGGGTTTCATCAGGGTCAACGTCATGACGACGCCACAGAAAAACACTGGCCCCCGCGTCGGAGGAGTACCCGTTCGTCACCAAAATAGTGGCCAGGCGGTCTTTTAGCCCGTCTGCAATCTGCTGCCGGCGGCTCATGTCATCTCCAGGGTGATTGTTGAAAATCCATCTCCGTCCGGGATAACCGAGAGCACGGTATAGGCGACGTCATCAATGACCACAGCGGTTCCGTTCATGCCGCCGATGATGCCGAAGGTGTTAATATCCTCGCTTTTTAACTGGGCAGTGGGGTTAGTGGTGATAATTCCCCCCATCCCGTCCAGCACTTCGCCGGGCGCCTGAAAAAGGATCCGCACAATACCGCCTGTAAGGACTGCATCTTCACCCAGGGCGGAAAGCATGGCTTCCTGATCATCGGTGGAAAATTTCATTTATCGTCGTCTTTGTCGTCGTCGGGGGTATCAATATCGTCGTCTTTGTCTTCGTCGGGGGCATCAATATCGTCGTCTTCGCGGACATCAACATCATCTTCCCCGGCGACGACAGCCTTGTGCATGTGGATCAGAGTGGAAGCGGTGGTATCATCCACCTCGACAATCCAGCCCTCGCCCACATGGTCGCCATCGACCAGCATGTTGCGTAATGATTTAATTCGCATTCCAAACTCCTTATTCTCAATGCTTACGGCTGAAGGTTGCCCCTCAGCCGTAAGAGGTTTATTAGATGGTTAGGGCGTCGAGCATGGCCGCGAAGCTCTCGGCATGACGGACAGCGATATCGACATCCTGCAGCACCCGCACCCTCACCGTTCCGGCAGCGCCGCCGGTGTAGGGGTCAACGAGGACGTCGAGTCCGCCCCACTGGCCAATGAGCAGATCAGCCCAGTTGCCGAAGAAAACAGCCGAACAGGTGCCGACGCTGGTCCCTTTGGTCAAGGCGCTGGAAACCTGATTAGAGACACCGCAGCGGGCGCCTGCCATGGTGGTGAAGCCGTTGGCATCAGGAAAGCCGTTGACGATGAAGTCGTTGCCATAGGTTGGCACTTTCTGGGTGGTCATCGTCTTGCCGATAACCTTGTTGTTTGTCAAAAATCCCAGAGATCCGCTGTCGGCATTATCGACAGCAACCTCTGTCCATAGTCCGATCATATTCGCCCAGGTTGGGGCCAGGCCGTTGGCGCCGCCGGCAACCGAACCGATCCCCGCCGTGGCGGCAATGCCGCGCGGCTGATTGGACGCGCCGGTCCCGTGCAAGGCTACCCGGTCAATTTCCAAGGCAAGGATGGTGGAGAGATCGCGGGTGACCAGGGATTCCACATCAATAGAGGATTGGATCAGCAGCTTGCGTGACAGGTCGGTAAATCCGCCCACGGTTTTGGGGGCAAGGGTCACCTGGCCGAAGGTCTGCTCACTCTCGGTCACCGCGCCATTTTCGGTAACCCAGTAGGCGGTTGCGCCGCCGGACTGAGAGGGGATGGCAACATCGCCCATCAGGCCGGTGAGGATGGTTGCGCCCATGCGCTGCACCATCATCCGGTTACGCAGCATGTCGATAAACGACCCTGACAGGAGGTTGGTGGCCACGGTGTTACCACCAGCGGTGGCAGTCCCCTTGAGCAGATCACGCTGCTGGACTTCCATGGGGATAAAGAATCCTTGCGGGGTTCGCTTCAACACATCGGCCACGGCGCGGGATGCCTCAAACTCGAAGCCTGCCGCCTCCTGGGCCTGTCGGTTCTGCGGATTGGCCATGGCATGGATGGCACGGACCAGTGAATAGCTCTTGGTCTCGCTCCGGGTCAGGCCGATATCGGCGGTGGTGGAAACAGGGGTGATGGCCCCGCGTTTCTCCAGGGTGTCGAGGACGGCGGCGCGGAAATCATCCACGCCCTTGCCATTATCGACGAACTGGCGGGCCAGCTCGGTCATTTTGATTTTATCGCCGATGGCCATGATTTCACGGACGCGGGTCTGTTCTCCCTGGCGGGCCTC